ATACCCCTTATCATATACATCGGGATTTGATAGAATAGTTCTATATAACGAAGGCTTTTGCGAAGCTAATTTTTCTAAGTTTTCTTTAGTTACTACACTATCAAAATCATTAAATTGATTCTTAAGCCGCATTTCAGCTTGAGTCAACGCATTCTGTTGATTGTATTCTTCAAATTGCTTTTTAGTATTTCTTAATTCTTGCTTAAGGTTTTTTACATATTTTTTAAGATGCTTACCCTCAATATATGTATCATCGCTAAGATCAAAATCGTCATCTTCATTATCAACTACCTGCATTTTGCTTGCTTGTTGTTGTGACATATTCATCTGAACCATACGCTCTAATTCAAGCGATCTTCGCTCAGCCGATTCTGCTCTTTCCCTTAAAATACGCATATTAGCCTCTTTATGAGACTCTTGTGCAGCATTCTGTTGTGGTTGCTCAGTAGTTTTTTCTTGTTCAGTAGGATACAGATGTTCTGCTCCGCTATTTAACTCATCAAACATGCGCTCTCCCCATCGTTGATCTTAATAACTGCGTCTCTTTTTTCACCATTCTCTTTTTTAACCCAATCAAGTAACTCGCCACTTTCCATCAAAATGACGAACTTAGCTAAATCTTCAGTTTCTTTATCATGTATATACTGAGCTTTGTTGTTAAGTATATGATAATACAATATAGGATCTGGTATAGACCATAAGAACTCAAGCTCAGCTGATCCTGTCTTATATTTCCATACGGATTGCTTATACACTGGAGTAGGGCAAGACTTTCGTGCCAATGGTATAATTTTAGGCTGCCTTAAAACACGATCTACCGTAGTAATAAGTACTATATAAAAATCTTTGCCTCTATAGCCATCTTTATCTTTTGCTTCATGTGCCGTATGTCGAAGACGAGCCATAATATCAGGCTCCATCGCACGGCGATATTCTATAATATCATCTTCAAGATCTAATCGTAGATGATCATGCTCAAGAATTGTCTTACCAGCTAATTTCTTTTGCTCCATAGTGCTCCCTTGTATCGATTTACCGTATATATATACCATATACACATAAAATTCTCTATTATATCAGCTTTTAAAATGCCCCACTCTTTTTGGTACACTTTAATACTATCAATGGAAATGTTTTATATTTACACAATAAACTGAATGTGCTATCATTTTTATCTTTAATTATACAATGTGAATAAGGATTTCTATGAAAACTATCCTCGTGCTACTGTTAATGCCTTTTTCTCTTCTACCAATGCATTTCGACAATGTGGCTTTCAATCAAATAATAAAGAGACCACAAAAAAAGACATTCAAATGCAAAATCTTTAATGCAAATGATATGCCTATCAAGAAGATTGAATCCAATCAAATAAATAATGAAACCATAATAAGAGCAAGAATACGTATTCTTGCAAATATCGAAGCAAACTCCCTGTAAAACAATACCCCCCTGAGTAAAAGGGGGGTATTGGAGATGTTGTTGAAAAAGGAGTTAGATTTTAAAACAACTATTTCTTTTTAGATCTTTTAGATTCGCTTATAGCAATCGCAATCGCGCGTTTAGGATTCTTAACAAGTAGACCTTTTTTAGAGCCACTGTGCAATTCACCTTCTTTAAACTCATGCATGACCTTCGAAATCTTAGCTTTAGCAACGGGAGTTTTTTTAACTACTTTTTTAGCTTTTTTCTTTTTATGTTTTAAGCTTTTCATAAGCTCTTTATCTTCATCAGCTTCTTTTTTAAACATCTTCATATCGCTTTTTAGATGCGATATGACCTGTTTTTTACCAGCCATTATCTCTCTCCTCATAAACATATTCTGATTTTAACCAAAAAAGGAGAACTTTTACATTCTCCCCATAAAATTACTGTGCAGTCGTAGAATCGCGGAACCATTCCCTAATCTTTTCTGGAGAAGGCTTCTGTTGATTGCCTTGTTGCTTCTCTTTTGGAGTATTAAGGATTTTATAGGCTATCTTCATAGCTTTGGTATTTGGGCGAGGAGCTCCAGGCATGTGATCTCCTAGTATTTTCCTGTATTGCCTGCTCTTTTAAAGTCTTCCTTGTCTTCATGCATTTGCTTTTGTGCACCATAGAACAAGTCATCCACATAACCTGCGCTGTAATTACCAGCTTTAGGCCAGTATGAATCAATAACGTCACGTGGAAGCAAGCAAGGAGCTGACATGTCTTCTTTGATCATAGCTCCATCACGTGCCATCATCTTACGGCTTTCTTTGTGTCCAGAATATGCTTCACGTGCCATCAATCCACTCACGGTGTTAGGTACTGGATCACTGTTATCCATACGGTTGTTAACTGCCATTGAGTGATGTCTTTTCTTTGCCATAGTGGCTCCTTCGTTAGAAACTGCGCTTTCACGCAAGGGTTTACCCTCTATCTATACCTGTCCAGAACTATTCTGCAAAGGCTGAGGATTGTTCATCGAATAATCTCTCGTAGATTCAAGCTCTTTCATCATCTTTTGCAATGATAATATCTTTTCCAGATGAGCTATATCTATAGTCTCTATCTCTTTCATCGCTTTTGCAAAGTTTAGCAGAGCTTGTTGATCATCTTTTGTAGCTTCTGAACGACGTTCATCAGCAAGAGCTTTATTTTCCTCAATACGACTAAATCTTTCTGCTCCAAGACCTTGGTTAGCCATTGCATGCGCTTGTGCCAACTGAGTACGAGCTTGTTGTTCTTTCATCGTAGATTCTGCTTGAGCCATCTGCATCTGCTGAGCTTGTTGAGCTTGCTCTTCCATCTTTTTAATAATGTCATCTTTGTTCTGTATCGTTGCTGCATCAAGAAGGCTTGAGTCAGGAATAGGAACTCCCATTTCCTTAAGCTGCATAAGCTGAGCAAACTGCATCTGCTTTTGAGACTCAGTATTGAATCCAAGCTCTACCATACAGTGATACTTACCAAATGACTTGTTATAGAACAATGGCGCAGGTTCATCACCTTCAAGAAGGTTTTTGACCTTACCAGGAGTGTAGTTGTTTTGTACAACCTTCATCACTAACTCACCGAGTAAGTTCTGTGAGTAATCAAGCCTATCAAACAATGGCTGTAACGTTGTAAGACCAGCGCCTTGGCGTAAAGCAGATAATATACCAGCCTTATCATCAAGCGCTGAACCCATAAGTTCTTCGTTAATACCAGATACTAAGTTCATTTCTTTCGAAAAGGTATCCTGTAACTGGAAGAAATATTGCGGGATATTAGGTGGTGATATCTGTTGGATATCACTCATTTGTGCTTCTTCCTTAAGCGGAATTATGCGTCCCTGACCAGTTTGAAAGAGATGCTTCACATCAACAACAGCGTTCTCTTTAAAGATCCAACCACTATTAACCACAGACTCGGCGGCATCGGCTGATAGTATAACTCTGCGATTGAATAGTATTTGAGGATCTCTCAACGAGCGACATATACCCTGTATGCGACTATAGAAATAGGGCATCATAGGGTTGTAATAACCTAATACGGGCACAAAAGGGTATACGTCAATATTCAAACTGTTTGGACCATCATAAAACACTTTATCCTGAATCATAATAGCCATACGCACAGTAGGAATATCTTGCTCAATTACCGTTACTTGGGGGTAATGGTTTAGGAATGTCTTTACATCAAGATCAGATTGATTGGTAATCTCAAACGTCTCACCAGTTATCTTATCGACTAATAACTTTTGCTTTCTATAATCACGATAATAGTACTCATCATACGCAAGTCTGTTCTGCTGAGTTTGGCCATAACTTTCTGGCATATACTGGAATCGACCATCTCTACCCGTTCCTGTTGGGTTGCCAGGAAGTGACATAATCTCTTCATACCTATCAGGCATCAAAGCAGCTGCTGCGCTATGAGAAAGATATGATCTCCTCCAAACAAAAGAGCAATCGGAAAGATCTGGTTTGCGGAAATACGGGTCAATGAAAAAGCTATTATACGAACAGTTGTCTACCTTCAAATCACCTGAAACAGGATCATTGCGGTAATCCATATAGACGTGAAGTAAATTCATACCAGCAATGCAACCACCTTGGTGAAATGCTTCAGATATAGTTTCATAGACACCTTCACGCTTGTATATGTTAAGAATTATTTTAGTTAACTGGTCCGCAGTTTCTTGATCACCGTTCTCTAAAGGAACGACTACAGAAGATTTTCTGTTACGACGCTGGTAACCAGAAACCATGTTACATAAAGGACGAACACGGTTGAAGTAGAACGATCCTCTGTTGTTGTTAGGCAATGCTTGGTTAAGCTCTGCCATCAAAGAAGTATCACCCGCCTCAAGTCGAGTGTCTATGGTAGCTTCTGTCCAATATATCTGCCATATTGCTTGATTGGCGGTATAGTCAGAGTCTATTTTCTTCTTGATTGCACTATACCCACCACTCATTGAATCTAGTGATTCGTTTTGCCTCATCAACATATTTATATCCTCTTACTAAAACTCCTTTCATGAGAGTCTAGAAAGAAGTCTATATTTTTTTACTATCAATAACCATAATACTTTATATTTTTTCATTATACATAAAAACAGTATCGATCACGCTTATAAAACTGCTGTAATCAAAGCTGTCATCACGCGCGTAAAATTCAACTAAACATCCGTTATTTTCTTTGTCATATCGTACAAAGATTGAACAGTCCTGATTGTATGCCTTAAATACTGCAATATCAGCATATTCTAATCGTTCAAAATTATAAGTCGTGTACTTTGCAGACCATGAAGCGCATATAACCGCTGCTTGTATAACAACATTCTCTATAGCAGGCATGCATTTATAAAGAACTACGTTACGTGTAGGTTCTTGGTCATTACTGAATAGGCCACTTGTTGCAATCAGAGCGACGAGAATAAATCTTTTTTTCATTTCTTGTACCTTTTTACTTATAACTGTCATAGCGAGAATCATCCCTAAAAAATCTGGGTAGATCTGCTTGATTTCCATATAATGCCTGTGCTTTTTTTCTGTCAAAGTCTTCGGGTGACATTCCCTTTTTAGTCTTGTGAATAGCTACGCAGAGGTAACGAATCGCGTCTGCATAATGATTGGCCCATGATTTAACTGGCCTTGGTAGATACATCTGCTTCACCTCATCCCACTCTTTTCGATAGTTCTCGAGTGCATCAATAAGCGAACGGCACTTCTCAGCATCAATCCAGAACTTATTAAAATGCGTCCATACATTCTCAATACCATCTATGATGCCTATCTGATCAACAAGGGTAAAGGTAATACCAAGTTGTCTGGCTTTTTCATAACGAGTTACTGCACCACCGCCCCACTCACGTACTTTGATATCATGCGGAGCAAAGTGCTTACCATACACGTAACTCTTCTCCTGTATTATCTTAATGTAGTGATCAAGTCCCAGATTATTATTAGAATAACAATCAATAATACGAAC